ACATCCCGCCGGAGAGCGGCGGTCAGCTTGTCTCGGACACGCTGTTGAGCGTCTCCAACAGCCCGTCCGACAGAGTTCCATTGCCGGACTCCCCCGCCGCCTCTGGCACTAAAAAAGGGGAGCGAGTGCTAGCCGTCCCTTCTGCCACCGACATCCCAGGCGGTGGTGCAGCCGCAGCAGGGGGCTTGTCCCCCCACTCCACTGGCTCCATGCCCAAGCCAATACGAACCTCGTTGATCGTCAGGACACCGGCCCCGATGGCTGCGAGTGTGGGGTAGCTGATGACGTTGTCGGTAGCCTCAAGCCCCATCTCGCCCCTGACCTCGTTGACGGTCAGGACGCCAGACTTAATGTACGTGTCCCGACGACGAGCCTTCGCGTCCTCATCCTCTTGGAGAGCCTGAACGCCAGAGGTGTCGAACCGCACCACTAGCCCCTCCTCACCGAACATTGGCAGGAGCATCTCAGTTAGCTCTTCCTCGTAGAAGGCAAGCTGTGGGCCGATGCAGTCCTCCCAGAACGACTTGCGGGCCGTCATGATGTTGGCGTAGGTCGCACGACTCAGGTCGTGGAGCATCGGGGTCGGTACGTTGAACACTCGCGCCACGTCCTCGTTGCTCCACCTCATCGACTCCAAGCTCATCATGTCCTTGGGGCTGAAACCGAGGTTCGAGGCGGTCATGCCCTCGGACAGTATGGCGGGACGTCGTGCCGACTTCGGGCCAGCATAACGAGATTCCCACCGTTGATAGAAGGCCATCACTTCCTCATCTGTCGGGCTGTCGCTCACGCTGATAATCATGCCCGGCGTCGCGTCGTTGGCGAGGGCCGAGCGGTTGGTCTGTAGAGCGTCGATGCCCATGTCTACCGACAGCGCCACGGGCGCGATAGGAGACAGGCCACTGTACTCGTCCAACGGGTTGAAGTAGCGGAACCAGACTATCTCATCAGGCGCGAAGGCCCGTCGGTCTGTACTCGTACCGTAGACGAAGCCCTTGATGTACTCCTCGGAGTCCGGCAGCACCTTCATCTTGTCGGGCCGCAGGGGCCATATCTCCGTGATGGTGTTGCCCTCTCGAACCACCGCCCAGTACGCCGAACCCCAGAGTGACAGGTAGGTCTCTGTAGCTCGCCAGAGGTCGCCACGAGTCCACCACCTATTGACCCGGTTGAGGACAGTTTGGAGCGGGTGGTCTGGGTCTACCTTCTCAAGCCCGTCCTCGGTCTGCCGGTAGACGAATAGCGGCACCCTTGCGATGGCTTCCTGACGGAGCTTGATGGCCGCGTATACGCTGACGCTCTGCGGGTAGTAATTCCCATACGAGGTCTTCGCCCACGAGTCACCCACTCCCCACGTCTTGGAGAGCTTATCAAAGAGAGAGCTACCCACCGGGTTGGCCCTCTCCCTGCCCCGTAGGGCGTCCCACGCACTGCCGACATTGCTTCTTACACCCATACTCTGAACTCCCCTCGACGCCCGCCGAACGTCATAGCCAGAGCGTCGGCCTCGTCGGGCGATTTGCTCATCTTCTCCTTGGACTCCAGCATCAACCGCTTGTCGGACTGAATCTTATAACTGCGTGACGTCAGTTGTCCAACCAGCGCCGGGTCGTTCGGGAGCTTGCCCCCTTCCATCACCCACTCCCTGAGCGACCACCACGACTCGGTCACGCGGTTGGCAAACCGCTTCTCCTGTCGCGCCTTCTCGCCGCCCTTGAACGCGACCAGCTTCGTGCCGTTCAACCCCACCTCTCGGAGCCTGTCAGTTACCCCACCACCGAGGCCAGTGTCGTCCACCACCAGCGTGTCGACCTTGTTGTCCTCGCAGTACCTACCGAGCCAACCAGCTATCGTCATCAAGTCCTTGCCCTGCGCCTTGTAAACCACCTCGGCCACCAAGCCCTGACGCCGTGCCACCACCGTCTTGTCCTTGCCGAACCGAGCCACGTCGCAGCCGACCACGATCTCGCCCTCTGCCTCGACCTCCCGCGCCATCGACTCCCGCGCCAGCCAGAGCGGTAGGAGAGCGTCGTCAAGCTCGTCGGGGAACTCACCCAGCACCGCGCCGATGTACATGGGAGAGTCCTCGCCCCACTCCGCTGCCCGGTCTGCCACGTCCTCGGCTGTCACCATGCCCCTGACCACTGTGCGCCCCTCGATGAGATTCGGCGTCTCGAAGGCGCTGATGCTGTAGGTCGCCCAGTTCTCTCGGTTCTCGTGGTGACTGGCGTAGAACGGGCCAGTCGTCGCGAACGGGTTGCCCACCATCAGCAGGGTGTCAGGGTTGAGCCGGTACAGCGCGTTGATGCTGTCCTCGTCCATCGCGTGGGCTTCCGTCACAATCACCAGCAGATGAGGCGAGTGGAAGCCTTGAAGGTTCCACGGTCTATCGGTGCTGAACCCCACGACGAACGTGGTCTCGTCTAGCTCCCACCTCGGAGACTCGAACAGCCGCCCACCCAAGAGCGCAGGAGCCGAGCGGTACGCGGCCCGTAGCTCGTTGAAGATCACGTCGTCAACCTGACGATAGGTCGGCCCGGTGATGATGACCTTGGCCGGGTAGTGAGCCGTGACCCACCAGAGCGCCATACGTGCAGCCAGCCAGTCCTTGCCACTACCATTACAGCCCACGACGGAGACGCGCCGGGACGACCCAACGGCCTCGGCTATCTCAGTCTGCTTCGGGTACGGCCTCGCCCCCAGTGCGTCCGTTAGAAAGAGGGAGGGGCTGGCCGCTATCCGCTGGGCCAGTTCCACCAACTCCGTTGTCGCCGTTGCCATTCGCTATGTACCTCGCTAGCTCCATCAGGCCCATGCCCTCACCGACCTGTACGGTCTGAGTTACCGACATGTCTATCAGTGGCCTGTCTGGGATGATGCCGTTAATCGTGTCAATGCGAGCCATGATAGCCAGCACCATACGGGTAGCCTCGGCGTCCCCCTGCATCGCAGGGAGCCACCAGCGGGACAAGAGCGCCAGATACCGTTCCATCTGCAACGCCCGCACCGCGTCCGCTGTCCTCGTGGCGCTACGGGCCAGTTCACCGAGGACACGCTTGACGTCCCGGTTAACCAATGACTTCGCCACGCCCAGATGCTCGGCTATCTCCTTCTCGGTGCGGCCCGCTTTGGTTAGCTCCAGCATCTGATAGCGCCGGGTCTCAGCGGTGACCCGCATAGCCTTGGTGGGGTTAAGCCCCGGCTGTTTACGTTTCGCCATCAGACCTTCACCGCCTTCTGTCCCGTGTAGTCCTCCCACCGCTTGATCGCCACATCGCAGTATCGCGGCTCGATCTCCATCGCATAGCACCGACGGCCCAGACGCTCGGCGGCGATGATGGTCGTGCCGGAGCCGACGAAGGGGTCGTAGACGTCCCCGTCATGGTAGGAGATGGGCCGCTCCATACACTCCAGCGGCTTCTGCGTACTGTGACCGCCGTCAGGGGCGTCGGGCGAGACGTTCTTGTCTAATGATATATCCCAGACCGTCGAGGCGTTCGCAGGGCCAATCCACGCGGCCTGACGGCCCTTCCTGACCGCGTACCAGCACGGCTCATGAGTGAATGTGTAATGCCCGCGTGAGATTGGGAAATGGGGCTTGCGCCACATGACCGACGCCCGAATCTCAAAGCCCGCCGACTGGAGGGCCAGACCCGACACAATACAATCGGCAGCGGGTGCGCTCCAGCAGTACGCCACGTCGCCAGGGAACAGTCTCCACGCATCCGACCAGTCAGTGCGGGTATCGTCGGTAACTAATCCCACGCGGCGAGCCGCGTAAGCTAACTGCCCCGCTTCGTACGCTTCGTTCCTCCAGTTTGGGTCATAGTCCACGCCATAGGGCGGGTCGGTCACCATGAGCGTCGGGGTCTGACCGCCCATCAGATCGACGACGTTGCCCTCTGAGGTCGCATCCCCGCACATCAGGCGGTGCTGCCCCAGACTCCAGACCTCGCCCCGCTGAACCGTCGGCTCATAATCGTCTGCCTCGGCATCGTCCATCGCCCCGTCCGCGTCGAAGCCCTCGTCCGGCGGGTCAGGCTCCAGCAACGTCAGCGGCTCGTACCCGTTCGCCAGGGTCTGGAGGAGGGCGTTGACCGTGGCGTTGTCCGACGAGACCGTCGACAGCAACTCGGACAGCCGCTCCTCGTCCCGGCCCGCCATCGCCGCCAATGGATCAAGGGTCGCCAGCATCAGGTCGGCTTCCGCCTCGTTGATGTCCAGCACCAGCACCGGGACGTCGGAGTCCGGCGTCGTCTCAGCCCGCAGATGCCCGTCAAGCAACATCAGCCCCTCCGGCGTCTCGCGGGCGATCAGGGCGTCGGCATACCCGACCTCCGCTAACACGCCTCTGAGGGCGTCCTGCTGCGCTACAGGATGCACCCGCCAGTT